CCATGACGTCAAGGACGCCTTGGCGGGTGCGCTGGCGATTGAGGCGGACGCGGTCTTTGAGCCATTCGGAGTAGCGGAGGGCCCAGGGTAGGACGGGGGTGAGGTCGCTTTCGCCCCGGGTGGCGTCGAGGGGTTTGTTGACGTGCCAGTGCAGCATGACGGGTTGGGGGGGGCTGTTTTCGGATCGTGGGTGGTAGGGGCTGTACCAGGTGCGCGGGTCTGTCGGGGTGTTTTCGATGAACTGGAGCTCGCGTTCGTAGTCGTCGGGATCGGTGATCACTTCGCGGATCTGGCGGGCGGTTTTGAAGCGGAGGTAGGACATGCCGTGGATGGGGTTGGTGAAGAGGACGGGGAAGAGTTCACCGTCGCGGACGAGTTGGTCGCTGATGGGGCCAAGGCGGCGGTCGATCTGGTTGTTTCGGTGGGTCCAGAAGTTCTGGATGAAGGTGTCGACGTCGGGATCGGGGGATGAGAAGGCGATGCCGGATCCGACCGCATAGGATCGGGTGAGGTTGACGATGCGGCGGATGAGGAAGTTCTTGCGCCAGGCTTGGAGGGTGTCTTCGAGGTCGGCGTAGACGTCGCCCCAGGGCCGGTCCCCGGGGGCGTGGTTAAGGGATTGCCAGCCGGATGAGTCATCCACTTGGGCGGTGATAGACGAGGTCCTGCCGGTGGCGGGGGTGCCGCCGAGCATTCTGATTAGGGCGTGTTTGAGGTTCATAAGCCTCCTTGTCGGGGAGATGGTGGGCGGTGGTCACCGGGGCGGGGGAGGTTCAGGTCCTCCCTCGCCCCTATTCGGGTATCGCGGTTAGGTGGTGACAGTTCTCGGCGCCGGCATCGTCGGCCGTGTCGCCAGTTCAGCTCTGATCTCTTCGATGGCGGCGTTGACGGTGGCGTCGATGATGGCTTCGATCTCGCGTTCGCACTCGGGGGTCAGGTCTGCGCCGGCGGCAAGTGAGATGTAGTGTTTGAGCAGCTTCTTTGCGTAGGCTCGTTTCTGGCTCATAGGTACCTCCACTTCTTCGGTTTGGATTGGCGACGGGGTTTTCCTCTGCAGCTGCTCTTGGTGTCGCCAGTACTCAGCGACCGGTGACCGGTGAGGGCAAGGATGAGGTCCATGAGTATCTCGGCCGGTTCCGGGCGTGCGGGTGTGTGTTTAGGTTTGTTCATAGCTCAGCTCCTCCTGGATGCGCTGCTGGATCTCGTAGGTGTGGGGGTAGAGGCTGGCAAGCTGTGGAGGGGCAGGTACCCAACCTCGGTACACGGCCAAGACGGCGATAGCTGGCCGTTCCTCGGGGTGGGTGACCCAGCGGGCGCGAAGTTCTGCTCGTGTGTATTTGCCTACTTGTGACTGTGCGAAGTAGGCGCAGGGGTAGTCGCCGGTCAGGGCGTCAGCGATGGCTTGCGGGGCGATGGAGGTCATGGTTCTTCCTCGATGACGGTGAAGTGCATATCGCCGATTTCGATGATGTCGGGTGGGTTTGGTGACGCCGGTACACTCCACCGGTTGGGCAGTCTCCGATCCCCGCAGGCCGGGGCTTTTCCTGTCACCAATTGGGGCTGCTGGATGAGGTCGGGGCGGTCAAGGGTGTAGTTGTCGGGGGTGAGTTGGTCGACGTCCATGAGCTCGAAGGCGTCGAGGGGTTCGACGATGCGGTCGCATTGCGAGCAGCGCCAGACGGGGCGGATCTCTTCGCCGATGTCGGCACCGCGCTCGACGTACCATGTGATTCCGTGCTCAGGGCAGCGGTAGAGTTGACACAGGACTTGCGCGCGACGTCTGCGGGTACCGGTAATCACGGCTCCTCCTTTCGTGATAGTTAAAAGTTGAAAGTCAAAAGTTGAAAGTCAAAGGTCGTTCACCAGGTGGCGCGGTCAATCTCGTCGAGGACGTCGCCGGTCTCGACCGATTCGCCGACTGCTGCGCCGGGCCAGTCTTGCAGGTCCAGGATGGCAGTTAGTGCGGAGGCGATAAGCAGGTCGTCGTGTCCTCGGGCGATCAAGCCATCGTACCCGGGTGTCTCCCATACTCCCCAGCGCATACGCTTCTGAGGGCCGGGTCTGATCTCGTACTGACACTTCTCCACCTCGTACCAAAATTGGCGGGTGTCTTGTTCCTGGTCGTCTGTGTAGTCCTGGTACCTACCGGTCTCAACGATAGAGAGAAAATCCCATCCGATGTCGCTCTTCACGTTTGGGGTGAATTCTACGGGGATGACCTTCTCTCCCAGGGCCTTAACCAAAAAGCTGGCGAGTCCTGCACCAACTCCGGTAGCGTCGACCACAACCCACAGCGCATGCCAGTGTCTGGCCAGGGCTAGGATGTGTCCATAGAGTGCGCTGTGCTTCGTACCTAGTCTTAACTCTCTGTCAAAAATTCTGTAGGTTGGAAGGGTCCCATACTCCCACTGCACGTCTACGACCGTTATAGCCGTGGCGTCCCTTCGTGGGTTCTCGAGCATGAGACGGTCCACCTCGTCCCCTTCGTTTTCGTCCTCGCCGGCGACGTCGACGAGAAGCGCATATCGATGGTTGGGGATCGGTTCGTGTCTGCGTTCGTGGGATCCGTGCATCAGCGCGCGCCGGTTCGGAGGGAAGAGGCCGCCGCTGCCGTCGATCTCCTCCAGGAAGAACTGGGTCTTAACCAGGGGATGATTCCGCCCGAGCCGATCCACCTGGGCTTTGACAAAGCGGCCGTACGCGGGCACCTCGGCGGCGACGCGATCCGCTGGGACTCTGAAGACGCGGCGGGTCCCATCTCGGCGCTGCTTCTCCTCGAGGTAGGCGATGGTGTGGGCCAGGAAGGTCTGCGACGTCCAGGCCGTGCCGTAGAAGACGGTCGTCACATTCGTCGACGCGCCCATGGGGGTAAAGTCCTTGTCCCACTTCTCAGGCACGATGTCTTGGGCTTCGTCAGCTTCCAGGAGGATAGAGGCCGTGGCGCCGACCACGGAGGCCGTGGGCTCTGCAGAAAAGAAAAACGCCCGGGCGTTGTCAAGCTCCACGATGTAACCCTCCCGCTTGCGGTATTGGTTGTGGTTCCACGCATTGTTCATGCGGTCGCACAGGCGCAGGATCGAGTTCAAGGTCTGCGGCTTGAAGGTGGGCGAGCCCTTGACCAGTGACCCTCCGGATCGGCGGAAGAGGTTGAGGAGATAGGCTTCGAGTTGGGCGGACAACTCGTTTTTTCCTGCTTGCCTGCTCATCATCACGGCGAAGGTCTCGCCCTGTGCGTGGAGGGCCGACGCGAGGATCGCGTCGGCGGGTTCGAGCTGGTACTCTCGGAGCGGGCGCTCCAGCACCAGCCGCGAGAAGCGGCGGACGTCGGACAGCCAGTATTTCAGGGCACGCGCAAGCCGCGACAGTCCCACAGATCACAGCTCATCCTCCAGATCAGGCCGGATCCGGAGGAGTTGAGAGACGAGGAAGTCGAGGTCGTCGCGGCGTTCGTAGTGCGTAATCAGCGCCCGGGCTTTGGCCATCTTGCGATCACCCGGGACGGCGTCATATTCCAAGCCGAGGTAGAAGGTGAGGTTGCGGAGGTCCTCCAGGGAGCATCGATGCTCGATGATCTCCAGGATCCGCACCCGCCGCGAGGACGGGACAGGGAAGACGCGGACGCGCCGGAGGGCGTGCCGGAGGCGATCCTCGCCGGGGCAGCGCGGTCCGTCTTCGGCGTGCGTCGTGACATCGGGCGTGTGCGTCTTCACTCGGATCTCCTCTGAGGTAGTGCGGATGGTGCGCGGGTGTGCGCTGGGCGGATCTCCCTCGGCCGGCGGGTGAGGGGGGCCCGGTCAACGTTCAATTGCCCTCATGATAGAACATTTGTGCTATCAATTCAAGGGACCACCCCCCACCAATTTTCGGAGTTTGATCGTCCGTTGTCTGTCGTCCGCCGCGCCTCAGTGATGGCCCGCTCCCCCTTGACCCGGCGCCCCATCTTGCGTATACTTCACCCACAATGTCCGAACCTAACCGTCCCGAGCGTCGACCTGCGTCCCGCCTGCCCCGGTGGCTGCTCATCGCCGTGGGCGTACTCGCTGTGGCCCTGGGCACCGTCGGCATCATCGTGCCCATCCTGCCGACCACGCCCTTCCTGCTGTTGGCCGCCGCCTGCTTCCTGCGCAGCTCCGACCGCCTCTACCGCTGGTTGACCACCCACCCGCTCTTCGGCAAGTTCATCCGCGACTACCGCGAGCACCACGCCATCCCCCTGCGCGTCAAGATTCCCGTCCTGATCCTTCTCTGGCTGACCATCGGGATCTCCATCGTCTGGGTCGCCGAGGCCCTGTGGCTGCGGCTGCTCCTGGGCGCCATCGCCGCCGGCGTGACGATCCATCTCGTCAGCCTGCGCAACGAGCCTCCACCCGCGCAGCCCGCCGAGTCCACCGACGAAGTTACGGCCTGAGGGGCCATGACCGGGATCCGGGAGGGCGTGGACGGCCCGGAGGCGTTGGCCGCCTGGTTGGCCGCGCACGACGTTGACCTCTCGCGGTGGGGGACCGGGGCCGCCAAGCGCGTGCGGGACCTCTGGGCGGAGATCGCCCGGGGGGAGTCGCAGCTTCAGCCGGATCCGCTCCTCCGGCGCGTCGCTGCCGTCGTCGTCCTCGTCCGTCGTGGGGACCGCGCCCTCGTCGAGACCGAACAGGCGCTGCGGGATGGTCGGACCCGTCCCCGCCACCGGCCGCCCTCTGAGAAGATGAAGCCCGGCGAGGGTTACCGGGACGCCGCCGTCCGGTGCTTGGTGGAGGAGATCGGCGTCCGGCAGGAGGCCGTCGCGGTGCTCGAGGCGACCCACGAGGTCACGTGCCTGACCCGTGCGTCCGCGTCCTATCCCGGCTTGCGGACCCGGTACGTCTTCCACACGGTGGAGGTCCAGGTCGACGGCCTGCCCGCCGAGGGGTTCTCGACGCGGGAGGCAGCGCACGGGGCAGCCGATCCGATCCGCCGCCATCACTGGGCCTGGGCGCCGGTGGCGTCCTTGTCCGATCCCGCGGGCGATCCGTGCTGAGGACGGGCATATATAAGGAAGGCGCCTTGCGCTAACGAGGGGCTTGCCGTTAGTTTGGGCCGCTCCGCGCCCCCGTCTACCCGCTTATCTCTCCTATCCGCTCACCTCGCCTATCCGCTCAAAGGAAATCGTCAGATTTCCGTTCTGCTGGGACCGACCCCGGGTTTGTCCGGGGGGCTGCGGTGCGCCGATCGCCGCACGGTTGAACCACTGAATCACTGACAGGACTGAGGCCACTGATTGACTGCCGGTGAAGCACCGACTGCTCGCGCCGAGAGGATATTGCCGCCGGCGGCTTCATCCCTGCGTCCTCGCCGATTCCGCTCACCTCTCCGATCCGCTCAAAGGAAATCGTCAGATTTCCGTTCTGCTGGGACCGACCCCCGGTTTGTCCGGTTACCTGCGGTTCGCTCCGCCGATAGCCGCACGGTTGAACCACTGAATCACTGACGAGCCTGAGGCCACTGATTGACTGCCGGTGAAGTTCCGACTGCTCGCACCGAGAGGATCTTGCCGCCGGCGGCTCCATCCCTGCGCCCTCGCCTATTCCGCTCACCTCTCCGATCCGCTCAAAGGAAATCGTCAGATTTCCGTTCTGCTGGGACCGACCCCCGGTTTGTCCCGCGACTTGCGCTCAGCCGACAGCCGCACGGTTGAACCACTGAATCACTGACAAGCCTGAGGTCACTGATTGACTGCCGGTGAAGTTCCGACTGCTCGCACCTAGAGGATCCTGCTGCCGGCGGCTTCCTTCCTGCGCCCTCGCCTATCCACTCACCTCGCCTATCCCGCTCAAAGGAAATCGTCAGATTTCCGTTCTGCTGGGATCGACCCCCGGGTTTGTCCGGGGGTCTGCGGTTCGCCGACAGCCGCACGGGGGTGAAGCCCCCGTGCTAGGAAGCGACGCCCGATGAATCGGGCTGTGCCCCGTTTCCGTCCCGGACGCTCCTTGCGATCCATCAATCCGTGCCATTCCACGCCAGGCTGAGCGTGCCTCGCTGACCACACCCCTCCCTGCGTCCGGGACGGTCACCCGGTTGGCGTGCGGCTCACCGTCCGGATTTCGCCGTCCATCCGCGAACGGGCGAAGCAT